CAATGATGGTGCTGGAGAATACGAAGAAGCACCTTTGGCTGCTGGTGTTGTTGAAGATGAGGATTGTGAATCATGCAAAATCTAGGAGAAACAAATATGTCTTACGCACAAACACAAGAAGTTGATTGGGGTCTCAGAACATATCTCGTTGGTGTGTTTAATCATATGGGAATCGCACTACTAATCAGTGCGGTTGTCAGTGCATACATTGGTCTCACACCTGAGATTGGTGCTGCTATTTGGGGAACACCTTTTAAGTGGGTCGCTATCTTTGCACCTCTTGCATTTGTGTTTCTGTTTGCATATATGGCTGGTAGTATATCATCAGGCACCGCAGCAATCATGCTCTATTGCTTTGCTGGTCTGATGGGATTGAGTCTTAGTAGTATCTTTATGATATTCAAGTTGGGTAGTATTGCTAATGTGTTCTTCATTAGTGCTGCTACGTTTGGTGCTACTGCATTGTATGGGTATACAACAAAACGTGATCTTAGTAGCATGGGATCGTTCCTCATGATGGGCGCTATTGGTTTGATGATTGCTGGTGTCGTCAATTTGTTTCTACAGAGTAGCATTATGGCCTTTGCCATCAGTGTTATTGGGGTGCTTATCTTTGTGGGCTTCACCGCATATGACATGCAGGATATCAAAGAGAAGTACTACGAGCTAAATGATGACGAAGAAATCCGCAAGGCTGGTATCTTTGGCGCTCTTAATCTTTACCTAGACTTTGTGAACATCTTTATCAATCTGCTTCAACTGTTGGGAGATAGGAAATGAAAGCTAAGAAAACCAAGTTGACTTTCGAAGAGATCTATAGTAAAATTGAAAAGTGTGAATATGTTATCGTGCATTCAAAGGAGGAGATGAAGCCATATCTCCTCAATGCCAACGACAATCATCTCTATACTATGCCAGAAGGATACCTTGAATATGACAAACGATTCTACTACCGAAAATACTGAGTGGATTGTAAGATGGGAAAATGGTAAATCTAAAAGATATGTTCCCTATGATTCTTTAGGTATGACTCGATTTGTTTTAAATGGTCTTAAAGAAGGTAAAGTTTATGTCAACGACGATGAAGTTGTTGAACATGTAATGTATGATGGTGAATCTTATTATAGATCAAGGATTGGTGGTGATGAGTGAGTGGTCTGAGAAAAACGATAGAATTTACACTGATATGAAAACTATGATTGATCCAAAATATAATGATAAGCATTTTGTTCATAGAGTTATTAGGTTTCTTCGTGACAATCCTGAAAGAGCGCCAGACTATATAGATTTCGTACCAGATTGGGAAACAAGGAATATAGATTACAGTGGAGATTGGATGGACATCTCTCAAATTAAAAAGCCAGGAATATAGATGAGTGAGTGGTCTGATAAACGCGATAGAGAATATCGTGATATAGAATATATAGATAAAACATACAAAGACAAATGGTACGTTCATAGAGTAATTAGGTTTCTTCGAGATAATCCTGAAAGAGCTCCTGATTATATAGATTTTGTTGGTGATGATTGGGAAACAAGAGATTTAGAAGATAACCTTCGTAAAATCGAAGCTGTTGTCGAAGGATGGAAAAAAGAAGCATGAGCTATAGCGTATTTGATTCAAATAACAAGAAAGATGCAACTCAGGTAAGAGCATTCTTTGATGATGCTCCTACTATTGCTCGTTATGATAAACAGAAGTATGCTTGGATCGAAAAGCTCACTGATAAGCAGCTTGGATTTTTCTGGCGTCCAGAGGAAGTGGATATCTACAAAGATGCTAAAGACTTTAAGGATCTAACAGTTCATGAACAACACATATTCACATCAAACCTCAAGCGTCAGATACTCCTTGATTCTGTACAAGGAAGAGCACCAACAGCGGCATTTGGACCTATTTGTTCATTACCTGAACTCGAAACCTGGATCACAACTTGGGCTTTTTCAGAAACCATACACTCTAGATCATATACACACATCATACGAAACATATATCCCAACCCTTCTAAGATTTTCGACGAAATTACTGACATCCCAGAGATCGTAGAATGTGCTGGTGATATTAGTAAATACTATGATAAGTTAATTTGGTACAATAATACAATTAAGTATCCAGACGAATCAAATAGATATATGCACAAAAAGGCTCTCTGGCTTGCATTGATGTCTGTTAATGTTCTTGAAGGAGTTAGATTTTATGTATCTTTTGCATGCTCATGGGCATTTGCGGAGGTCAAGAGGATGGAAGGTAATGCGAAAATCATTAAGTTTATCGCTCGTGACGAAAACTTGCATCTTGCTGGAACACAACAGCTACTCAAGGCGCTACCGAAAGAGGATGCAGACTTCGCCCAAATTGCAGAAGAAACAAAAGATGAATGCATCGCTCTATTTGACAGCGCTGTTAAGCAAGAAAAGGCATGGGCAAGTTATCTATTCAGGGACGGGTCGATGGTTGGTCTCAACGAAACCCTACTCTCAGAATACATCGAGTGGATCGCTAACAAGCGAATGACGGCTATTGGATTACCTACTAAGTATAAAGGTGGTGCCAATCCATTGCCTTGGACTCAGAAGTGGATCAGTGGCTCAGAGGTTCAGGTAGCACCACAGGAAACTGAGATCACTAGCTATGTAAATGGTGGCGTCAAGAAAGATGTTAATGGTGACACATTTAAGGGGTTTAGTCTATGATTGATGAAGAATACGAACCATTAAAAGATCTAGATCCAATTCACGTTCAATATCTTGATCAATTACAAAAACAAAGCGCAGAAGCAGCTGCTGTATATAGAGCTGAGGCAGTAAAATGGTGTGCTGATAATTTAAAAAGCGATAGACCAGTTTACAAAGAAGGTTATCGTGCAGTAGAAGAAGCAATGGGACATCCTAGTCCTGAGTTTTGGGTGGAGAGAGGTTATGACAGAGATAAAATCTGATGACTATAAACGTGGTTGGTATGATGGATATGAAGCTGCTCAAAAAGACAGAACAAGGATTTACCCAACACAGCCAGCCAGAACAGAAGATATTATGTGGCCAGATAGGTTACCATCTACATCTCCTATCCCACCAACTATGATATATGATCGTTGTCAATTTTGTGGTTTGAAATCAAACGATGTAACAGGCTATGTCTGTTATCATCCGAACTGCCCAACAAAAGTAACATGTTAAAAAGGAAAACAAAATGATTACATGTCAAGAATGCGAAGCAGAGTTCGAAATCGTACACGACTCTGTTTCAGAACCAGAGTTTTGTCCCTTCTGCGCTGCAAAATTAATTTATGACGATAAAGATCTAGAAGAAGATGAAGAGTTTTGGGATCCCTGATCCTAGCTAAATATCGGGAGGAGGACTCCCGATGTGGTTTTATAATGGTGAATATTTTGATACTATAGGCGATTACGTAGGGTTCGTTTATATAATAACGAACCAGATAAATAATCGTAAGTATATTGGTAAAAAAAACTTCTACTTCTCTAAGACGAAACAAGTCAAGGGCAAGAAGAAACGATACAAAGTCGAGTCTGATTGGCTCGACTATTATGGCTCTAACAAAGAGCTAGTTGCCGATGTTGAGAAGCTTGGCAAAGAGAACTTTAAAAGAGAGATCCTTAAGCTCTGTACAACCAAAGGCGAGTTCTCTTACTTTGAAGCTAAATATCAATTCGATAATAATGTTCTAGAGTCGAACGAGTATTATAATTCGTGGATAATGTGCCGTGTTCATAAAAAACACTTGCCTTTCATGAAAAAATAGGGTATTATTAATTATCAGCCCATGTAGGCCAATAGGTAGAGTCAGGGGACTTAAAATCCTCACAGTGTCGGTTCGAGTCCGACCGTGGGCACCAAATTAACAATGGAGAGCTAAATGAAGAAGAGACCCCATAAGAAGCTTATCAAGTTACAAAACAAGCTTGGTAAAATTAATGGTAGAATCGCTTGGCGTGAAATGCGAAAGAATGGTGAAATTTAATGGCCCATCCTCATAAGAATCGTCCACGTAAAGGTCGCCGTAAGATTGGTTCTAAGAAGCGTAAGGCTAGGAACAAGAAGAAGTAATTTAAATTGCGGGGTTGGTATATAGGTTGTGCCCTAGCCTTCCAAGCTAGAGAAACGAGTTCGAGTCTCGTATCCCGCTCCAAAAACAGGTGAAACATGTCAAGAGAGTTTAATCTCGATGAAGTTAAAGAATTTATCCGTGGCGTTTCAGATCTATCCAATATTTATATTGGAGCCGATAGCGAGCGGTATCGTGGTCGCGATAACCAGTGGTATGCTGACTACACAGTTGCTATCGTTATTCATATTGATGGCTCACGTGGATGTAAGGTATTCGGACAAGTCTCTACTGAGCGAGATTATGACAAAAGGCACGATCGCCCATCTTATCGATTAATGCAGGAAGTTTACAAGGCTTCGGCGATGTATCTTGAACTGTTCGAAGATATCGGTGATCGTCACTGCGAAGTTCATCTTGATATTAATCCTGATGAAATGCATGGGTCTTCCTGTGTTATTCAACAAGCAACTGGCTATATAAGAGGTATGTGTGGGTTTGCGCCGAAGGTTAAGCCTGAAGCATTCGCTGCTTCATACGCTGCTGATAGACTTAAGGAGATTCTTGCATGAGTAGTATCATTATGCCATCTCGAAGATTATTCCTTGGCGGACTTATAGCTGCTCCTGCTGTTATTGCAGCAAATAAGCTAATGCCCGTCAAGTCAATAATCACTGCTGATGAAATAAGTTTAGCTGTTGGTAAATCTGATTGGGTTTTAATCAGTAATGGTGGAGACCCAGTTTGGGGTAAACGAGATATTTTAGAACGATTGTATTATGAAAAAAACACTGAGCATTATGTAAATAAAACGATAACACCACCTGATTTCAAAACGCAAATTTTGAAAGAAGTTCAATTACCAGAACGTACTAATTATAGAAAAATACATGCAGGAACAGAGTTATTGGCGATTCATCCTGGTAGAATTATTGCTTAAAATAAGTGCTGGTAGCTCAATGGTTAGAGCCGACCGCTCATAACGGTCTGGTTGGGGGTTCGAGTCCCTCCCGGCACACCAAATTTTCAGGAGTATATTATGGTAGATAAAGAAAAAACAACATCAATACCTAATATTGAAGACCATCATTATTATATGCTCTTTAAAGATTTTAATTCTGATACAGCAGCAGATGCTATAGAGTATATTATTGCGCGAAACATAATGCGTAAAGATCGTCCTAAATTCATTAAGATGATTATCAACTCTCCTGGTGGAGAAATTTCCTCTGCATTTTCAATTATCGATACGATGAAGGGATCTCAAATCCCTATCTATACTTATGGTTTGGGTGAGATCGCTTCATGCGGTCTCATGACTTTTATTGCAGGGGAGAAGGGGAAACGCTATATAACCCGTAATACAGCTATTCTTTCTCATCAATATAGCTGGGGCAACTGGGGTAAAGAGCATGAGTTGATGGCTCGTGTTAAAGAGTTTAATAACACACAATTAAGGGTTGTTGAACACTATAAGCGTTGCACTGGTCTTGAAGAGAAAGATATTAAGAAGTATTTGCTTCCTCCTGAGGATGTTTGGCTTACTGCCAAGGAAGCTGTGAAATACGGCATTGCCGATGAAATTGTTGATTTTTACTAAGGAGATATAAAATGGGTATGATTCGTTTCAGTGATGAAGAAGTTTTTGGTGTTGATTCGCAAGAATATGAAGTTCTTACAAATGCTGCCCTTAAGATTAGAGGTGTTCCAGGAGCAGTTGTAGAGATTGGAACTCGCCGTGGTGGCTCGGCAAAGATGATTATGGATGCTCTTGTACAGAATAGCGATAATAATCGTTCTTTCTTCTGTATTGATCCATATGGCAATATCGACTACGTTCAAACAAACCTTTCTCTTTCGGTACATAACCCAGAAGTCGAAAAAGAAGGCGATCCGCAGTCTAAGGAGCTTACAAAAGCTATCAAGCTAGACTACGATAACTCTATGCGTAATCGTATCATTCCTTCGCTCTACTACTATGGTTACCAGAACGGATTCAACTTTACCTTCTTCTGCCTTGAAGATACAGAGTTTTTTGCTCGTTATGCCGATGGTGTTCCTGTTTATGATGAAGTAAAGAAGATCGAAGATAAGTATGCCTTCGTTTTCTTTGACGGACCTCATAATAGCGAAGCAATGGTAGCCGAAACTAACTTCTTTCTTACTCGTAGCAATATCGGGTCAGTATTTGTATTCGATGATATCTGGATGTACGATCATGATGCTATCGAGGCTATTTTGTTTGCTGCTGGTTTCGAGGTTCTTGAAAAGAAAAACGTCAAGGCAAGCTATATCAAAAAGATTTAACTTGCCTTCTATTGAGAATTATTATATAATATAAGTATGGAGGCAAGCATGCAAAGTGATCTCGAACTTCTTGTTCAATTCGATATGTATGAAAATGGCTTTGACCCCTCTAACAGTGAGGACGTCGCAGAATACTGGAGAACCAGACTATGAACGTAACGATCTATTCAAAGGACAATTGTTCCTATTGTACAAGTGCAAAGATGCTTCTTTCTTCAAAGGGCATTCAGTATAACGAAATGAAGCTTAACGAAGATTTCACTAAGGAATCCCTTCAGCAGCTTTTCCCATCAGCTACAACCTTTCCTGTTATTGTAGTAGATGGATTTAACATCGGTGGCTTTACCCAGCTACAGAAGATGATTAACGAACAAACAACCACGACAGGAAAATTCTTAACTGAGGTGAGTGCTATCTAATGTTCGAACGTGATGTGATTCTTAAGGATCTTAGAGAATATGTTATGGAAATATACTTCACAAAGGTAAATGGTGAAGATAGGGCAATGCGTTGTACGTTGCGCCCTGATCTTCTTCCACCTGGTTATACTCAGGATATTACAGAGGAAAAGAATTTTCATACTCAAAATCCTAACGTGATTGCCGCTTGGGATGTTCAGAAGCGTGGATGGCGTTCTTTTCGAATTGATTCTGTAACTTTCGTTCAAGATGTGAGTCAAAATTACTAATGAAAAAGCTTGTTATGGTGGATGGCCTCTCTCAGTTCCGTGTTCGATACTGTGTAGAGGTTGAAGATGATATCGAACACGCTCTTGATGAAGTTGTCTGTCGTTATGATGACCTTGAATTTCATGAGTTTTCACAAGAACATCTTCTTCCAAGTCCCGTTATTATCTCTTATAAAGAAATAAATAAAGACGAATATCTTCGGATGTTCGATGAAGATAACGGCTATCTAAAGAGCTGGACCGAAGAGCAAAAACTCAAATTCATCAATAAAATTAACTATGATACGGAGATTGAATAATGGCATACTGGGGTTATCATCTTATTCTTGATTGCGCTGAACTTGATCATGCGTGTATCACTAGCGAAAACACTATCTACAATTTCGTAAAGCGTCTTGTCAAGGATATTGATATGGTCGCTTATGGCGAACCACAAATTGTAAACTTTGGTTCTGGTAACAAGGCTGGGTACACTCTTGTTCAGCTTATCGAAACATCAAACATCTGTGCTCACTTCGTACCTGATGATGGTATGGGTGGTAATGCAATGTATCTAGATGTATTCTCTTGTAAGGAATATGATGACCAGATTGTCATCAAGCTTGTAAAGGAATTCTTTGGCGCTAAGTACGTTCGTCCTAACTATCTTACTCGACAGGCATAATAATGAGTGGGTTTGAAGAGAACGAAATTTCAATAAAGTCACAGGGCGGTACTGAGCTATCAAAGCGCAGTATCGCTCAATTTATTCCTGAAGATGTTTCAAAAGAGTTTCAGGTTATTGCTTCAAGAGTTCGTGATATCCAGGAAGATAAGATTCGTATCTACTGGCAGCATGACCTTGCTGAGGATCCAGAAGTTTTGCATTTGAAAGAAAAAAAGAGTCGCGACAGGTTCCACAAGTTTGTTTTTGTATCTAACTGGCAGCTTCAAAACTATATTGATAAGTTAAACTTCCCACAGGATGATAAGGTTATCGTTATCGAGAACCCTCTAGACGTATTTCCTGAAGTTCAAAAGTCAAAAGATGAGGTTCGTCTTATTTACTTCTCTACTCCTCAGAGAGGTCTTGAGATCCTTGTTCCTGTTTTCGAAGCTCTTGCCGAGAAACATAGCCATATTCATCTAGATGTGTTTTCTAGTTTTGAAATTTATGGATGGCCAGATGCCGATAAGCAGTTCGAGCCTCTTTATGAAAAGATTCGCCAACACCCTCAGATGACATATCATGGGTTTGCAAACCAGGCTACTCTTAGAGAAGCTATCTCAAAGGCTCATATCCTTGCCTATCCATCTATCTGGCAGGAAACCTCTTGCAG